TTTAAAACATAATCTCTATACATAACTCTTAATTTATAATTTATTAAAAGAAAAAAGTTGTTAAAAGAAAAAAGAGAGATATAACTCTCTCTCTATAATCATTAACTCATTTCCTCATCCATGCAATACATCATAAGGAATCCTGTCATTAATGGTGCTATAACAAGTGGCACTGCAACAACAGCTCCATAATGTTTAACCATAAATCCAGTAAATCCTAGATATGCTACAAGCATAACAAGGCTTAAATAATATCTTAAATTTTTCATAACAATTATATTTATTTAATAAAAGAGACAAGTTGTCAAGAGAAAAAAAGTGCGGGCACCTCCCCCGCTTTAGGATAGTTTTTCCGGACGCTTGAAGTCTTCTATCTTTCAAGAAGCCGCATATCCAACCTAATCTGTAAGGTTAGTGATAAGTTGTTAACAAAAAGAAAAAGGGTATAATACCCTTCTTCATAAGTGTCTTTATAAAAAACACACACTTCCTTCTTTGTTTCTTTGAACATATGATTATTTCATCACCAAAGATTCATTGTATATTTTACAAATAGATCTAAGTTGTTGAAGACAACATATCTTTTCCTAGAGATATTTTTTCTAGAAAAGATATATACATATGCATTGCACTTCTGTGTAAGCATAGGGGGTGGCACCCAGCGCAGGGCAGCCGGGGGTCAGTTGGTATAGGACCCATCACAAAGTCTTTCACCCTATATTTTTTTTACCCAAACGCTAGTCCACTGAAATGTGTCCCGGAAAAGTTATATATTTAAGGATATGAGAAGTGGCATACAGAAGATTCAGATAGAATGTTTTATGATAATGAAAGTTAGCCCTATATTTTGTATATTAAAATAAAAGGGCAATGGCAAAGATTAAAGAAAGTAATTACAAGGCGTTGATCTCGGTTAAAGTATCTAGACCAGGAGTGCATGCAAAAACAAAAACAAGTAAGTTAAAAAAATCAAAGAATTATCGTAAAGCGTATAGGGGGCAAGGAAGATGAAGAAGTTGGTATGGGGTATTTTAGTAGTGTGTATTACCGGATGTAAGAGTACTGAGAATAAGTGTGATGCATATGGGATGCAGGATGATATTAATGTAGAGAATGTTGAATCGCAAAAAAAATTTGTTACAAGTGAATCAGTTAAATAATTTTTTGTATATTTGAATCTCCATGTAGTAGCACGGTATTTAGTGTGTAAATTAATTGATTGACATGTAAGCCTCAAAATTTTTGGGGCTTATTTGTTTTTTATTATATTTGTATAAAACCAACAGTTATGATAAAAGAGATTAGAGTTCCTAGTTTTGGAGAGCGGTTGATTGGTATTGACAGCAGAGAGGAGCCAGAAACAACCCAAGAAATTATTAAGTATAAGTTTGCTGAGATTGCAGAACTTATGAAAAAGAATTATGAGTCTGATAGAGACCCGATGAAAAGTCTTATGTTTGATCATGCAATAGGTGAGATTATATCTGCATGTTCAGCGGTAGAAAAAGTAATAACATATAAAAGATACACAGATGAAAATGTTGAGGGGAACGAGAGTTCTAATTAGTTTACCAGAAATGAAAAAGCAAGCGCTTGAATTATCAGAGAAAGATAAAGCGTTGTTAGAAGCAGAAGCAAGAAAGAGCTGGACGCAGCTAAGCGTTTTTGCAATTGGAGATAAAGTAGAAGATGTTAAGGAAGGTGACAAAGTTTATGTAAGAGCATCTGCCCTAGAACTATCTGAAAGAATTGAGATTGAGGGACAGATGAAATTAATGGTACATGAACAAGATATTGCAATTGTTTGGTAGAATGCGTTATAAAAAGAAACCAGTAGTAATAGAAGCCATTCAATGGAATGGTGATAATAGAAAGGAAGTCTTTGATTTTTGTCCTTTGTCTTATTTTACATATAATCCTAAGACAGATAGTCTGGATTTAAAGATCAAAACATTAGAGGGACACATGATTGCAACAGAAGGTGATTTTATTATTAAAGGTGTAAAAGGAGAATATTATCCTTGTAAACCAGATATTTTTGAAATAACTTATGATAGTATAGATTAATATTGTATATTTGTAAAGCCTTTCATAAACTAGACCAAAAACAGAATCCCTGGGAATTTTATTCTTGGGGATTTTGTTTTTATTTTATAATTTAGTATATTATATGTGTAACTAATAATTTTTATAATCATGGCATTCATTGATATTTTTAATTTTAAAAAGTACATCACTAAACAATCTGATGCACAAGTAGCACGTTATGGACATGTTAATGCGGCTGTTGAATTTGGACAGCAAGAACTAGCATTGTTTGCTACTAATATTGCTGTTAATCAGTTTGCTGATAATGCTGCTGCTTTATTTGGTGGTCTTCAAGTTGGTGAATTGTATTCAACACCTACTGGTGAAGTACGTATTGTAGTATAATCTATTAAATAGACTATTATGTCAATAGGAAATCTAAAAGACTCTGGAAATCAGGGTAATAACTTCCCGTTTCAAAGAGCTGTATTAAATGGTTTAGGCGGAGGTCCAAGATCTGCTAAATTAAGTAGAGAAATTGGACCGGGTATTATAGGTGAAAAAGTTTATAGTTTTTCTGTATCTAATACAGGTGCAACTGATGGAGTGTTACTAGGTAGTACACTTAAAGCTGGAGAAACAGTTAACTTTGACGGAAATGGAAATAATTACTTTCCTTTAGGTGCTATATCATTTGATGCAACAGGTACAGAATTCTTAATTATATATGTGGCTGCAGTGTAAGTATGGGCACTAATATAAATAAGAATACTAAACTTGGAGTAGAAGGTACTCATATCTCCACTTTTATTGGTGGCGGAGGTGGGTATGCTCCTGAAACAATTGCATTTTTATCGCAAGCCTCTATTACAGATCCTACTATAGGTAATGCTGTAAATGACCTTGTTTTATATATGCAAAGTACAGGTATATGGAATAAGATGATTGCTGTTTATCCAATTGTTGGAAGTAATGCTGGTGCTCATAAAACTAACTTAATAGACCCAAATACTTATGCTATAAGTTTTTCAGGAGGATGGGTGCATTCTTCTACAGGTATGTTAGGTAATGGGATTAATACGTTTGGAGATACAGGGTTAAATCCTATTATAGATATGCCTGGACCAGATATGTCTATGGGAGTTTATATGAGGACATCGCCTACTACAGTAAAGTACCTATTACTGGGAGGATCAAGTCAAAATGTGTATATGTTAAGAACTACTACTTCAGGATCTCAAGCTTTTATGCCTAATCTTACTACAAGTACACTGACATCAATTACTCCTCAAACAGGATTTACAGGTACATCTAAAAATGGAGTAGATGATTTCTTTATTTTAAATAGTCTAGGTGGGGTAAATTCTACTACTTCATCTAGCCCAAACATGCCTAATTCTTCTATGCAAATAGGACGATTTGGAGGATCATATACTGCACAAGAATTTGCATTTGCTTTCATAGGGTATTATTTAGATCAATCTGAGATGGATCTTTTTAGAGTAATAATAGATGTTTTTCAAACAGATTTAAGTAGAAACGTATGATCGTAGCATTTTTATCAGAAGCTGAAAAAGATCAGCTTGTGGGGCAAGAGTTTGCTCCATTTGAATATTTTAATCCTGTACAGGATATAGATGATAACTGGATAATATCTATGGAAGAAGTAAATAATTGTATTAATCCTACATTTATGTGGGTTAAAGATTTACCAGAAATTGATTATATTCCTAAACCAGAGGAACCAATAGAGTAATGAGTATTTTTACAAAACAAGGAGAAGTAAGTACAACAGGTACGGTAATACATGTGGGACAAAGCATACCCGTATCAACAGTTCTTACTTTAAGGTTTTTTAATGCAAGTGCTTATGTTCTTACACTTCAAAGATACAGTAGAAAATCAAACACTCTGCTTACAATATATGAATTAACATTATCTGCAGGAGATCAAATAGTTGACACAACACCATACATACTTGAAACAGGTGACTACTTAAAAGCAACATCTGATATAGTAGGTACAAACTATTTTATTGAAGGTCAAGATTCATGAATTTAATAAATAACATAGGGGAATCAAACAGTCTTGAGTTTGTCACAATAATTGACAAATACGGAAAGATTAAAAGCCTTATTTCTGGTGGAGGCGGTTCCGCCACATGGGGTACAATAACCGGTACACTATCATCACAAACAGATTTACAATCTGCACTAAATGCTAAACAAGATACTTTAATTAGTGCAACTAACATAAAAACAATAAACGGATCTAGCATATTAGGATCCGGGGATTTAGTAGTATCAGGTTCAGGTGCAACATGGGGTTCTATAACAGGAACCCTTTCTAGTCAAACAGACTTACAGTCTGCATTAAATCTTAAGTATGATGCATCTAATCCTGCAGGTTATATTGATGCCTCAGCTTTAGCACCATACTTAACTACCACAACTGCTGCGGCAACTTATTATCCTCTTACTAATCCATCAGGATATATATCAGGAATAACAAGTGGAGATGTGACAACAGCATTAGGTTATACTCCATATGATTCAAGTAACCCAGCAGGATACATAGACTCAAGTGCATTAACACCATACTTAACAAGTAGTACTGCGGCAGCAACATACTATCCATTAACAAATCCTAGTGGTTATATTAGCGGTATAACTTCGGGGGATGTTACTACTGCATTAGGCTATACACCTGTACCCGACACTAACACAGTTACTATTAATGGTAATACTCAAACTTTAGGATCTAATCCTAGCTTTACAGTTTCGGGTAGTGTTCCAAGTGGAACAATGATTTTACTATACACTGATGAAGTAGAAGACACAGGGGTTAACTCAACAGCTAATGTTAAAACTTATTCTCTAGCATCAAATTCATATAGTTACATACTTGCTGAGTGTGAAGTTGGATTTTTAGGGGGAGCTAACCTAACCTGTCAAATGGACTTTACATTGGATATTGCAGGAGTTGTAAGTAGAACAGGTAGTATTAGGCAGCCTGCAACGGGGTCAGGAGATTATATGAACCAATTAGGAAACATAAAGCTGACTACAACACTAACAGCGGGCGGAACAATAAGCATATCAGTAACAGAAGTGTCTAATGGAGCTACTTTTTATGTATATTCACTAAGAGTTTATGGCATAATATAATGGGAGGGATATTAATAGTATTTGTAGTATTAATGATATTAGGAGTAGTACTTCCTATTGTATTGACAAAATTTGATAATCATGACTAGAAGAAGAGGAAAACCAACAACGTATAGGGGGGAACTTGCAAAAGAATATATTTTAAAGTATTTTGATTTTTCCACAAATCAAATTGCTAAGATTCTACATAAAGAATACCCTTTAGATTTTACAAGTCCTGAAAATGCTAGAAGTGTTGTAAGACTTTACAGAGGTGAACTAGCAAATGTTAATAGAAAATACAACCCTAGTAAAATAGTACAGACTAGAACAAAAGAAGAAAAAAAACAAGCACAAGCATGGGCAAGTCTTCCAGAATCAGACTATGAAAAACTTGAAGATTTTGTAATGCCTCCAGGAAGTAGTAGATTGCTTGTACTATCTGACATTCATGTTCCTTATCATGATATTAAAGCATTAAAGCTAGCTTTAGAATATGGTAAAGAAAATAAGTGTAATGGTGTATTACTTAATGGTGACACATTAGACTTTTTTCAATTATCTAGATATATTAAAGATCGTAGGTTAAGAGACTTTGCAGGAGAGCTTGAACTAGGTAAACAATTCTTAGAAAGCTTGCAAGAACTACAATGCCCTATTTATTATAAGATAGGTAACCATGAAGAGCGTTATGAGAATTATCTCAAAACTGTAGCTCCTGAGTTATTAGGTGTGAGTAACTTTAGATTATCTGAATTACTTGAATTTGGAAAATATGGAGTTGTTGAAATCAAAAGTAAACAGCTAATAAAAGTAGGTAATTTAAACATCCTACATGGTCATGAGTTTGGACATAATTTCTTCTCTCCAGTAAATGCAGCAAGAGGGTTATATACAAGAGCTAAAGCTGATTCTGTAATAGGACATCATCATCAAACTTCAGAGCATTCAGAAAAAGATTTAAACGGTAATGTAGTTACTACTTATTCTTTAGGATGTTTGTGTGGCTTACAACCTGAATACATGCCGTTTAACAAATGGAATCACGGGTTTGGATTTATTACGTTTAAACCTACAGGTGAGTTTGAGGTAAGAAATCTTAGAATAATTAACGGAGTTATTAAATAATTTTTGTATATTAAGTATATACACTTATATTTATTTATTATACAATAATGAAAGCAACCTTACTCTCAATATATAAAGCAATACTCTTACCAATCATACTCTTTTTTGTACCTATCTACATGATGGTTTTCTTAGTAGGTTTAAGTACATTAATTGACACAGCATTTGGTATTTGGAAATCAAATGCTTTAAAAGAAAAAGTATCCTCTAAAAAATGTAGAAAAGGTCTAGTACCTAAACTTAAATCTTATGTAATAATCATTCTTCTTTTATATACTGCAGACTTTTATATTGTTAATGAATTAACTCATCTATTTATTGATATTGACTATGTGGCTACTAAACTTGTAGCTTTTGCTTTAATTATAATTGAAGTAAAATCAATGGATGAATCATTTGAAGCAGTTAAAGGATATTCTTTTATTACTAAGGTGTTTAAGAACATTAAAAATATTAAGAAAGTTAAAGATGATCTTCAACCATGAAGTGTAATAATACAAAGTTTATAATACTGATGATTCTTTGGATAGTGGGGATGCTAAGTTTAGTATCCCTGTTTAGTTCTTGCTCTATTGAACGTCATCTAGCTAAAGCTCAAAAGCATATAGATATTGCTAAAAGAAAAGGAGCTGTAATTAAACCAGATACTGTTTGGCAGTATGTATACACTAAAGAACTTGTACTAGATACAGTTACTAATACTTACAAAGAAGTATTAAAAAAAGATAGCACATACACAACAATAAACAACACTATTGCTCCAGGTATGTCAAGACAAGAAAGAATCGCACTTGGCAATTACTATAAGCATTTAGAGAAAATGATGAAGCTTCAGAATGACTCATTATCAAAAGAGTTAAAAGCATTTATAAAGACCAATAGGCAAAATCAAAAAACAGAAAGAGTAATAGTTAGGCAAGAGAATAAAAAGTTCCCTTGGTTTTGGCTAATACTTCCTTGGTGTATCATAGCTTTATTTATAGCATATAAGTTAAGGTTGCATAAACTAATAAAATTATGAGTTACGATTTTTTAAATACTGAGAAGTCACCACAGATTCTTGTACAAGCAGTAAAGATGATTGGAACAAAAGAAGTAATTGGAGCAAAGCATAACCCTGTTATACTTGGATGGGCTAAAGAACTTGGCTTAGGAAAAATATACAATGCTGATGAGATTCCTTGGTGTGGATTAGCTGTAGCTTATGCTGCACATAAAGCAGGACTTGAGCCAGTAAAAGATCCTCTATGGGCACTTAATTGGGCTAAATGGGGAGAGGCATCTCCTGAGCCAATGCTTGGAGACATTCTTACATTTAAAAGAAACGGAGGTGGTCATGTTGGGATTTATGTAGGAGAGGATGATGAATGCTATCATGTTCTTGGAGGCAACCAAAGCAATGCAATGAATGTCACTAGAATACTTAAAACTAGATTATATAAAGCTAGAAGAACTAAATGGAAAGTAGCTCAACCTAAAAATGTAAGAAAGATTTGGTTGGACGCTAAAGGTAAAATAAGTACAAACGAAGCTTAGAATTATGAAATTTAGAAACAACTGGAATGTTCCCCATAAGCAATGGGACAAAATACAAATAAGATTAAGAGTGGGTAAGATAGATTTTTTAACTGTAGAAGTAGATATTTCTAGAGAATTCTACTCACTTACTTTATTAAACTTTACATTTAAAAATAGATAACTATGAAAGCAAAAAGACTATATGAAATGGGTGGTGATATTACTGCTGACTACTTTACAAAGTCTGCCTCTTCTTTAATAGGAGGTGGTAGAAATAAAAAAGAAATGAGAAAAGCAAATAGACGAATGAAAAAAAGAGGATGTTATAGAGATAAATGCTATATGCCTAATCATTAATAATTAAACTACTACTTAAATCCAGGTAAGCTAACTACCTGGATTTTTTGTTTTTAAATATTTGAAGTTTAAACTTTTATTGTATATTTGTAGTAAACTTAAAATATAGTAAAATGCAAAACCAACAATTAGAAGAGGAAATGACTTCAGAAGAACTAGCACAAAAGAAAGAAGAAATGCTTAGTTTTTATAATGAATCTTTACCGTATTTAGAAGCTCAATTTAAGTATGAGGAAATGTTGATGAAACTAGATGAAGTAAGATTTAAAAGAACTAATATTCAAATGCAATTTGCAATGATGATGCAAGGACCTTCAGAAGAAGAGTTAGCAGAAATGGAAAAACACAATACCGGAGCAGAACCTGAAGAAGAAACTCCTGGTAAAAGAAAACTTAGAAAATCATAATTATGGCTTTAGTCAATCAAGTACAGAAACGTGTTAAGATGACTAAATGGGATGTTGTTAAGTTTCAGATAGTTACTCATTGCTATATAAATAAAATAGTAATGAGTGACTCTGATCTTAACTGTCTTACTTTACTTAGTTTTAACCAGCCAATTAGCTTGACTGATTTTTGTTATGATGCTTCTTCAGAAGAATCTTGGATTTTTAAATCTCCTCAGACAGTAAGAAACTCTGTAAATAAAGCTGAGAAGAATAACTTAGTTATTAAGGATGAAACAAATAAAAAACAAATTATGCTTAATCCTGAATTAAAAGTTCAAACTGAAGGGACTATTTTACTTGATTATAAATTCTTAGGAAATGATACCCAAGAAACCCAAGGAAATAATTAAGCAAACAGCAGAAGAATTAGATCTACCACAATCAATGGTTGATGATATTGTAAGTTTATACTTTAAAAGTTTAAGACGAAGTTTGTCAGATCTAGATCATACAAATATAAACATGCCTGGCTTAGGGCATTTTATTGTTAAACATTCAGGTGTAAATAAAGCAATAAACAAATATGAATCAATGAATAAAGGTATGGATGATACTTTTGATAACTACCATCATAAGAAAACAGTTTTAAGCAGATTAGAAAAACTTTACATCATGAAAGAAAAAATAAAAGTTTTTCTAGAAGAAAAGAAAAAATTTAAAGAATCTAAGAATGGCAAATAAACTAAAAACACTCTGGGATAATAAATCTCAAATTTTAGAGGGTATAAAAAATGCTATGATAAGAGATGAGTTTGTAGAAGATGTCTCTAAGCATAGATATGACATTTGTAATAAATGTGAAAGTAAAGGTGATAAATGTGTTGTCATAGGAACCAGTCCTTGTTGTAATGAATGTGGTTGTTCTCTTGCATTTAAAACAAGAGCTTTATCTACTGAATGTCCTTTGGGTAAATGGAAAGCTCTTATGACAGAAGAGGAAGAAGATGAATTAGATAATCTTGATTAAGATGAGTATAATATTTAATGCGGAAGATCACAGTTATAAAAGTCTTGATATAGATCCTATAGATTGGATTAGTGTAACAACTTTGATCTCAAATTTTAAACAGCCTTTTGATGCAAAGAGAATTGCAGAAAAAGTTTCAAAACAAAAAAAATCAAAGTGGTATGGTATACCACCTGAAACAATACAAGATATTTGGAAGAGCGAAGCTGATAGAGCTACAACATTAGGTACATTTTATCATAATCAAAGAGAAGATGATATATGTGGATTAGCTTCAATAGAAAAAGAAGGTATTACAGTTCCTATATATAAACCAATATACAGAGATACATTAAAAGTATCACCTAACCAAAAGCTTACGGATGGTATATATCCTGAGCACATGGTTTATTTAAAATCTGCATCTTTATGTGGACAGTCCGATTTAGTTGAAGTAGTAAATAATAAAGTAAACATTATTGACTATAAAACTAACAAAGAAATAAGAATGGAATCATATAAAGATTGGGGAGGTATATCAATAAAAATGCAGCCTCCTCTTAACCATCTTGATGATTGCCACTTCTATCATTATGCTATACAGCTTAGTATTTATATGTATATTATAATAAAGCATAACCCTAAACTAAAACCAGGAAAAATATTCATACATCATGTAACATTTGAAGAAGAGGGTAAAGATGAGTATGGTTATCCTATTACAAAATATAATGATGGTGACCCGGTTATAAAAAATGTTGAGCCTATTGAGGTACCTTATCTAAAAGATGAAGTCATTAGTATTATACATTGGTTATATGATAACAAACATAAATTAAAAAGAAAATGACAGCTAAACTATTTGATGTACAAAACGGTAAAGTAATTCCAACTGAACATTGTTATACACTTAAATCACTAAAAGATATAATGGATAATTATCCAGAAGATTATCTAAAGATTTACCAGTACTTATTTTATATGACCTGCCCTAATCCTGACATGAACCCATTTTTTAATGTACCTCATATAGATAAAGAAGATATTATATTAAAAGAAATAGATGCAGAGTTTTCTATAGAAGATGATGATATTGTTGTTGCATTACAGTTTTGTATAAAAATGTATGAAACACCAACTTCGCGTGCATATGAGGGAATGCAAAAAGCCTTGGATAGAATATCAAGATATCTAGCCACTGCTCAGATTACAGATGGTAAAGATGGTAATATAGCACAGATTAGAGCATTAGCTAAAGACTTTGATGGAATTAGACAATCTTTTAAAGGTGTATACAAAGATTTACAAGAAGAACAACAAAGCAAAGTTAGAGGTGGTCAAGGACTAGCATATGACATGTAATGGCAGATTTTTGGAATGATATACCAACTTGGGATAATGGTACTTGGACTACCACATCTTTTAATACTAGAGAAGAGTTTAGAACTTTTCTATTAACTATATTTAAAGAGCCAGGTCAGTATAACTTTAATGAGGATACTGCAAAGATCTTTAATGAGCAAGCTAAAATATTTCAAAAAGAAAAAGTATACTGCACGGCACCATTTAAATCTAAAGACTTTATGAATTACTGGGATGACCAGAAGCATAAATGTAGAAATGGTATAATAGTAAAATCAGGTAAAGAGATGTGGTATTTAGCTAGAGAATACTACATGTGGCTAAACTTCTTACCTATCTTTAATAAAGAAATACAAGACTTTGGATTTGCTGATATACGTGATGCCCAGTATCATATGGCATTATATGAACAATTAGCAGAACTTCACTATAAGCATTCAGCTATTCTTAAGAAACGTCAGATAGCTTCTTCATATTATCATGCAGCTAAGCTTTTAAATCAACAATGGTTTGAGGCCGGGGTTACATTAAAAATGGGAGCATCTCTTAAGGACTATATAAATGAGAAAGGAACGTGGAAGTTTTTATCTGAGTATGCAGCTTTCTTAAATGAACATACAGCATGGTATCGTCCTATGTCACCAGACAAAGTAATGATGTGGCAGCAAAAGATTGAAGTAAGAAAAGGAAACCGCAAAGCAGAAGTTGGTCTTAAAGGAACTATACAAGGTATGTCATTTGAGAAAGATCCAACAAATGGTGTAGGGGGTCCAGTAAAATACTTCTTTCATGAGGAAGCAGGAATTGCTCCAAAGATGGATGTCACATTTGGATATATTAAACCAGCCCTTAAATCAGGTTTGATTACAACAGGTATGTTTATAGCAGCCGGATCTGTGGGAGACTTAGACCAATGTGAACCATTGAAAGATATGATTCTTAATCCTGATGCAAATGATGTTTATGCTGTTGATACTAATTTAATAGACAAAGATGGTACTATAGGTGAGTCAGGATTATTTATACCAGAGCAATGGTCAATGCCACCATATATAGATGAGTATGGTAATTCACAAGTAGAAGCCGCATTAAAAGCACTAGATACTTATTTTGAAGAGTGCAAGAAAAAGATGTCCCCAGAGGCATATCAACTTGAAGTATCACAGCATCCAAGAAATATAGAAGAAGCCTTTGCACATAGAAAAGCTTCAATATTTCCTACACATATTCTTTCTGCTCAATTAAAAAGAATAGAAGATAAAGAGTATGCATATGAATTCTTAGATATTTATGCAGATGAGAATGGGAAGCCTGCCGTTAGATCAACAAGCAAGTTACCAATATCTGAGTTTCCAATATCAAAGAAAACAGAAGATAAAACAGGAACTCTTGTAGTGTGGGAAAGACCTGTAAAAGATCCTAGCTTTGGTATGTATTATGCATCTATTGACCCTGTATCAGAAGGAAAAACAACTACCTCAGAATCATTATGTTCTATATATGTTCTTAAAGCCCCAGTAGAAGTAACTAAAGTTAGTGGTGTTGAGACCGAGAACTTTATAGAACAAAGTCAAATGGTAGCAGCTTGGTGTGGTAGATTTGATGATATAAAGAAAACACATGAGAGATTAGAGTTAATAATTGAATGGTATAATGCATGGACTGTTATAGAAAATAACATATCCTTGTTTATTCAATATATGATCTCAAGAAAAAAACAAAAGTATCTAGTGCCAAGAACACAAATAATGTTCTTAAAAGATCTTCAAGCTAATGCTAATGTATTCCAGGAGTATGGTTGGAAAAACACAGGAACATTATTTAAAGCGCATCTTGTTAGTTATGCTATAGAATACATAAGAGAAGAGTTAGATGTAGTTACTAAAGAAGATGGTACAATAGTTAAGACAGTATACGGAGCAGAAAGAATAAAAGATCCTATGTTGTTACGTGAAATGCTTGCTTATGTAGAAGGATTAAACGTTGACCGGATGGTAGCATTTTGTGCCTTAGTTGCATTTATGCGGATTCAAGAGTCAAATAGAGGATATATGAAAAGAACAATCATGGATGATGCAGCTAAAAACTTGCAAAAGTCAGATAATTTGTTTAAATTATCTCATAGCCCTTTCCGTCATATGGGAAAAGGGCGACTTAGTAATGGGCAAGGTTTTAAAAGATCACCATTTAAAAATTTTAAATAAAAGTCATGCAGGTATATAATGCTATGCAGCTCAAGAAAGGAGCTAAAGTTGAACAAAATAGAATGGGTAGTATTACCCAGCCTCTTCAGTTTATACCAAAAAAAGATAAAGATGAAGAGTGGGCAGCTTGGAATTTAGATTGGTTAGAATGGAATGGTCTTAAACAACTACGAAGAAATGCGCGTAGATTGATGAAAAACTATAAACTTGCTAAGGGTATTATTGATAAGACAGATTATATCATTGAAGATGATAATGAATATGCTGATATCATAGAAACTCTAACTAAAGAAGATGCATCAGCACTTGAATTAAAATTCTATCCTATTGTTCCAAATGTAATTAATGTTTTAGTAGCTGAGTTTGCAAAAAGATCTACTAAACTTACTTATAGAGCAATAGATGAATTTTCATATAATGAAATGCTAGAACAAAAAAGAGCAGCTGTGGAAGAAGTTCTTATGGCGGATGCTCAAATGAAAATTGTAGCAGCATTATTAGAGCAAGGATTAGATCCTCAATCAGAAGAAGCACAACAACAATTAAATCCAGATAATCTAAAGTCATTACCAGAGATTGAACAGTTCTTCAAGAAAGATTATAAATCTATGGTAGAACAATGGGCTACGCATCAACATAAAGTAGATGTAGAAAGATTTAAAATGGATGAGCTTGAAGAAAGAGCATTCCGTGATATGCTTATTACAGATAGAGAATTTTGGCATTTTAGAATGTCTGAAGATGATTATGATGTAGAATTGTGGAACCCTGTACTTACTTTTTACCACAAGTCTCCGGATGCAAGATATATTTCTCAAGCTAATTGGGTAGGTAAAACAGATATGTTTACTGTAGCAGATGTTATTGATAAGTATGGATATTTAATGACTGAAGAACAGCTTGCTGCATTAGAGGCTATCTATCCAATTAGATCTGCGGGATATACTATAGGTGGTATGCAAAATGATGGTAGCTATTATGATGCTACTAAATCACATGAGTGGAATGTCAACATGCCTTCCCTTGCATATAGACAATATACATCTATGGTCTCAGGATCAGTATTACAAGGAGGAGATGTTGTAACACAAATCTTATCAGATGGTGAAGACTATGATACTGCAGGTACAGCTTACTTGCTTAGAGTAACAACATGTTATTGGAAATCACAACGTAAAGTAGGGCATCTTACTAAAGTTGCTGATAATGGAGAAGTTACTACAGAAATTATTACTGAAGACTATAAAGTAACAGATAAGCCAATTTATGATACTAGATTATTTAAGAATAAAACAAAAGATAATCTTGTATTTGGTGAACACATTGATTGGATTTGGATTAATGAAGTTTGGGGTGGTGTAAAAATTGGACCAAATATTCCATCATTCTGGGGTATGAACAATCCTGGAGGATTCTCTCCTATCTATCTAGGTATTGATAAAAATAAAATAGGCCCACTTAAGTTTCAGTTTAAAGGTGATGCAACATTATATGGTTGTAAATTACCTGTAGAAGGATCTGTATTTTCTGATAGAAATACAAAGTCTACAGCCCTTATTGACTTAATGAAGCCATACCAGATTGGATATAATATAGTTAATAATCAGATTGCGGATATATTAGTAGATGAACTCGGCACAGTTATACTTCTAGACCAGAATACTTTACCTCGTCACTCTTTAGGAGAAGATTGGGGTAAAGGTAATCTGGCTAAAGCTTATGTAGCAATGAAGAATTTTCAGATGCTGCCATTAGATACATCTATTACAAATACAGAGAATGCATTAAACTTCCAGCATTTCCAAAAGCTAGATCTAGAACAGACAAATAGATTGATGTCTAGAATACAACTAGCTAATTATTTTAAACAACAAGCATATGAAGTGATTGGTGTTAATCCACAAAGAATGGGTCAACAACTTTCACAACAAACTGCTACTGGTGTAGAACAAGCTGTAAGTGCATCTTATGCACAAACTGAAATGTATTTTATACAGCATTGTGATTATCTTATGCCTAGGGTACATCAAATGCGTACAGACTTAGCACAGTATTATCATAGTACTAAACCTTCTCTAAGACTTAGTTATGTTACAGGGGCAGATGAAAAAGTTAATTTCCAAATTAATGGAACAGATCTATTACTAAGAGATCTTAATATATTCTGTACAACTACAGCAAATCATAGAGCAATTCTTGAACAGTTAAAATCAATGGCTATTCAAAATAATACTACAGGTGCTTCTATATATGACTTAGGTAGAGTAGTTCAATCTGACTCAATTGCAGAACTTAATACAGTTCTAAAAGCTTCAGAAGATAAAACTAATCAAATGAAGCAACAAGAAATGCAGCAACAGCAGCAAATGCAAGAGCAACAACTTCAAGCTAAAGCACAAGAAGAACAGCTTAAGCGTGATTATGATACAGCAGAGGCTGAGAAAAATAGACAAAGAGATATCCTTGTTGCTGAAATAAGAGCTGCTGGTTATGGTTCTATGATGGATCTTAATAAAAATGAAATGTCTGATTATGCAGATGCTATGAAAGAGATAAGGGCTACTGAACAATATCAAGAACAAACTGATCTTGAAAGACAAAAAGAATCTAATAGAAATATGTTAGCTGCAGAAAAGGCTAATATTGAAAGAGAAAAGATTCAAGCTCAAAAAGAAATAGCAGATAAGCAGCTCCAAATTGCTAGAGAAAATAAGAATAAATATGATGTTAAGTCAACTAATAAAACAAAGAAAAAATAAATTAGCTATATATTGCAAAAAACCTGCTAATCTATTTTAAATTTTAGAAGTTTATTTTTAGGATTTTTCTTATATTAAATTAAGTAACAAAACAAAACCAACAAAAAATGAGTGAAATGACAAATGATTCAACTTCTGTCTCACAAGTAGATATAGATCTTGATGATATGTTTGGTACTCCTGGAGCAGAAAGCATCATGCTACCTGCAGAAACAGAAGAACCAGCTGAAGAAAAAAAGACTGTATTTTCTAGAGATGAAGTTGATACAACGTTCCTTGACAAACCTACAGAAGTAAAAGCTCCTGTAGAAGAGAAACCAGAAGTAAAAGTTTCTTCTGAAGAAGTAGAAGAAACTATTGCACAGCTTGATGAGATGATCACTCAGGAAGAAGATGCTGGTAATAAAGGCCGACCTAAAGTAGATAAGTCAGGACTTTATGACCTTGCAGCTAAAATGATTGAGGAAGGAACTCTATTTGCTTTTGATGATGATAAACCTTTAGAGGAATATACAACAAAAGACTTTAGAGAATTGTTTGAAGCAAACTTCCAAGAACGTGAAAACAAAGTAAGAGAGAATACTCCAAAAGAATTCTTTCAAGCTCTTCCTGAAGAACTTCAAATTGCAGCCAAATATGTAGCAGATGGTGGGCAAGATTTAAAAGGTCTTTTCCGTACTCTAGCACATGTAGAAGAAATGCGTCAGCTTGATGCTTCAGATGAAGGTGATCAAATTGAAATTGCAAGACAATATTTACATGCTACACAATTTGGTACACCAGAAGAAATTGAATCTGAGATTCAAGATTGGATGGACTTAGGAAAACTAGAACAAAAAGCTAATCAGTTTAAACCTAAGTTAGATAGAATGCAAGAAGAGATTGTTGCTAGAGAACTTGCTCAGCAAGAACACAAAAGACAACAACAAGCAGTGGCAGCTAAAGCATATACAGATAATGTGTATGATACACTTTCTACAGGTGAACTAGGAGGAGTAAAACTTGATAGAAAGCTACAAGGAATGCTTTACTCTGGTTTGGTTCAACCAAGCTATCCTTCAATATCAGGTAAGCCTACTAATTTGTTAGGACACCTTTTAGAGAAGTATCAGTTTGTAGAACCTAGACATGATTTAATTGCTGAAGCTCTTTGGTTACTTGCTGATCCAGATGGATATAAAGGTAAGATAAGAGAAGCAGGCAGTAAAGAAGCAGTAGGCAAAGCTGTAAGACAGTTAAAAACAGAAGAGTCTAGAAAGATTACTTCTTCTGTTTCACAAGAAGAGCCAGCTGCAAAAAAGAAAACACAAAAGACAATAGCAAGAAATAACGGAAATATATTTAGACGTTTTTAATTAGTAACACAAATAAACAAATAAACAAAAATGGCAACTCCAGTTTTAAACAATGGTATATTCATGCGTGATACGGCATACAATGCTTCATCACACGTTGATTCATACCACTTAACAAACATGCTGAAGGATGCAGAACCTATGGATCTTGGACCAGTAGACCTTTGGGCTATGGCACAGAAAGTAGAAATGCCTCTTTACCAGATGTCTTCTTTCGGTGGAAAGAATGTTATTATGGTGGATAATGCACGCGGTGAATACCGTTGGCAAACTCCAGTATCAATTGATCTTCCTTATATTGTAGAAGATGTTGAACCAGGTAATAAGTTCAAAGGTGTAGATGGTACTACATTCAAAATCAAAATTAACAAGCGTGAGTTTGGTCATGGAGATATCCTTACTTATGACAAGTACAATGGTGTTGAAATGTATGTAACAGCTGAAGACATCCTACCTGTAGGAGATGGATTCATCTATACTGTTGAGCTTGTTAACAATGATAACTACAAGTATCTTGAAGATCAGTATCTTGCTAATGGTACTAAGCTTTTCAGAAAAGGTTCTGCAAGAGGTGAGTATGGTGAAAGATTCTCTGACATCATCACTAATGCAGGATTCCGTGAATTCTACAACTATGTAGGAGGAGCTGAAGCTCACGTACATTATTCTATCTCATCTCGTGCTGACTTGATGATTAAAGGTGGAATGAATGCAGATGGTACAGTTCCTGTAACTGAGATCTGGAGAACATTTGACAAGAATTTGATGGATCCTTCTGTTAATTCTTTGGAAGATATGGTTAAGGTTATGGGTAAAGATGCTGTTAAGAAGGCATTTGATAACGGTAACTTATCACGTACATTCCTTACTCAAATGGAAGCTGCTCACCTTTCTAAGGTTGCATCTGACATTGAGACTTACCTAATGTGGGGACACGGAGGTAGAGTACGTCAGGATGGTCCAGATGATGTTAGATTGTCTGTGGGTCTTTGGAAGCAGTTGGATAACTCATTCAAGAGAGTATACAACAAAAATAACTTCACACTTGACTTGTTCCGTTCTGAGATCTATAACTTCTTCAATGGTAAGGTTGAATTCCAGGGACCAGATCCAAACCGTTCACTAGTTGTTCAAACTGGTATGGGTGGAATGAGAATGGTGAATGAAGCTATCAAGAGAGAAGCTGTTGCTTCAGGTTTATTCATTCAGGCTGCTGACATCGGTGCTATCACTGGTAAAGGTATGGATTTGAACTTTGGATTTGCTTATACTTCTTATGTAATTCCATTCTTGGCAAATGTTAAGTTTGTATTGAACCCAGCATTTGACAATGTTCATACTAATGATATTGAGAACCCAATCATTGATGGATTCCCTCTATCTTCTTATTCATTCATTATCTTTGATATCACTGATAATACTAATGATAACATCTATCTATTGAAGTTGTCTTGGGATAATCAATTGAAGTGGTGGTATCAGAATGGTACTATGGACTATATGGGAAGAACTCAAGGATTCCAGTCTTCTGGACAATTCAATGGATACCGTGTGATGATGTCTCAAACAATGCCAGCTATCTGGGTTAAGGACCCTACTAAGGTTCTTAAGATTGTTATGAGAAACCCAATCACTGGTGGATCATTCTAATATATAAATGAGAGATTAAGGGGGACGTAAAACTCCCCCTCTCTTTTTTAAACCAACAAATAAATAACCAACAAAAACAAAAATGGAAAATTTCACAATGGTAGAAACTAGATCAAATAAAAAATCTAGTATTGCAATTAAACCTTATTTTGACAACTCAGTTTCAAACATGGGATTAGAGAACTATGGTATCACTCTTTTTGATGGTATTAAGCATAGTGAACAATTAGCATGTTTAGAAAGAAACGGAGTAGTTCAGTATTTAACCGGATTAAACGAGTTTGCTCCAGAAATCAAACTTATTTCAGATCCAGAATCTAAAGCTGCAAAGATTAAAGAAATCAGAAGTGCCGTAGCAGAATTAGAAAAAGAACTAGCAGCAAACATCTTAGATATAGAAGATGCAAACTTTTGGAATAATGTAAAGTTACTTAGACCAGATAATGTAGAGTTCTGGAATAAGATTGCTATTTCATGTGGTAATGATCCAGTATATTTAAATCCAAATGACCCATTTGATAGAATTAAATTATATGCTATTGAAGCAGGTGGGTTTTCTATTGTAGCTAAAAGCTATGAAGAAGCAAGATCAAAAGCAGTTCCTCCTAAATTTTATTTAGATAAAGCACAAGAAACAGCAGGTGCTAAAACTGAGTACAAGAAAATGCGTAATAAAGCTCTTGCAGAACTTCAAAAATTATTTGATAAAAATAGCACTAAGTTATTCTATATAGCAAAAGTTGTAGATACAGCAAGTGCACAATATAAAAAGTATACACCTAATGATATTATCTACGATAATATGGATAGACATATTCAAGGTGAAGGCAGCGAAGGTAATAAAGAAAAAGCAGCAAAAACTTT